TGAAACACAAGTAATCGAAGATGTTCAAGCGGAAGAGGAAGTTGTTGAAGAAGCACAATCAGAAGAAGAGTCAGAAGAAATTTCTGAAGAATCATCTGAAGATTTAGAAGAGGGTATGTACTCTAAGAAGAAGAAGGAAGAGGAGATGGAAGAATCTGCTCCGATAGCTACTCCTAAAACTAAAGCTGGTGTTATTCAAGCAGCCGTTGATATGCTTAAAGGTGTCAAAAAAGAAAACGCACAAAAACTATTTGCGAAAATGGTAGCAGTCACTGATGATGTAGACGAAGATAACGACCAAGAAGTTAGCGATGCTGATAAAGCAATGAAAGCTTCTTTGCCGAAAAAGAAAAACGAACTCAAAGCTAAAGCGAAAGTAGAAGCTATGGATTTCGATGAAGATCTTGATACAATCATCAAAGAGGAAGCTACACTTTCAGATGGATTCCGTGAAAAAGCAAGCGCTATTGTAGAGGCAGTACTAACAAGTAAATTAGCCGAATCAGTAGAACGCTTAGAAGCAGAATACGTGCAAAACCTAGAAGAAGAGGTTTCTGAAATTCAAAATTCATTAGTAGAGAAAGTAGATTCATACTTGAACTACGTTGTTGAAAATTGGATGAAAGAAAATGAAGTTGCAGTAAGCACAGGACTTAGAACTGAAATTGCTGAAGACTTTATGGCTTCTTTACAGTCAGTGTTCAAGGAACATTACATTGAGATCCCAGAAGGTAAAGAAAACTTGTTAGATGAATTATCTGACCAAGTAGCTGAACTAGAGGAATCTCTAAACAAAACCACAGAAGATAACATCAAGCTACACGAAGCTAATAACGTTCACGTTAAAGCTGACGTAGTAAGAGAAGCATCTTCAGGGCTTGCAGAAACAGATGCTGAGAAATTAGCTAAGTTAGTGGAAGATGTTGAATTTGATAACAAAGAAACTTTCGAACAGAAGGTATCTACTATCAAGGATTCATATTTCAAAGGCGAAGTTACTGAATCAGTTGATGAAGTAAATAGCATGGCAGGAGAAGATACAGCGGAAGTTGTTGAAGTCTCAGAAGCTATGTCTAGATACACTCAGGCTATAACTAAATTTAATAAATAATCTTAAGGGGAAAAACTATAATGTTTAACGCAGATTCACAATTAATGGAAAAATGGAGCCCGGTCTTAGAACACGCAGGCGCACCAGAAATCCAAGACAGATATAAAAAAGCTGTCACAGCAAGGCTTCTTGAAAACCAAGAAATTGCACTACGTGAAGAACAAGCCCAGGCACAAGGTAACTTTATTTCAGAAGCAGCAGCAGCTAATAACATTAGCGGCAGTGCTCCAAATAATATTGGTACTTTCGACCCTGTTCTTATTTCTTTAGTTCGTAGAGCTATGCCTAACCTCATCGCTTATGATATAGCAGGCGTTCAGCCAATGACTGGACCAACCGGCCTTATCTTTGCAATGAAATCAAAATACAGTACACAAAGTGGTACAGAAGCATTCTTTAATGAAGCTGATACTGACTTTTCTGGTACTGGTACTCATCAAGCAGATCCAACTGGATTACTTGGTGTAACTGATGCAGACACAGATGGTACAATCGTCGATACAGCTGACACAGTCTCAACTTTCGGTTCAGGTTTAGCTACCTCAGCCGCAGAAAGACTAGGTGTTGGTGAATCAGGTGATGGTTCTTTCGGTGAAATGGCTTTCACAATCGAGAAAGCTACTGTAACTGCTAAGTCAAGAGCTTTAAAAGCTGAGTACACAATGGAACTAGCACAAGATCTTAAAGCTATCCACGGTTTGGATGCAGAAGGCGAATTAGCTAACATCTTATCAGCTGAAATCCTAGCGGAAATCAACAGAGAAGTAGTTAGATCAGTTCTTAAAACTGCTAAAATCGGTGCTTTACAAGCTTCAACAGCCGTATCCGGTATCTTCGATATGACAACAGATTCAGACGGAAGATGGATGGTTGAGAAGTTTAAAGGTCTTATCATGCAACTAGAAAGAGAAGCAAACGTAATTGCTAAAGAAACAAGACGTGGCAAAGGTAACTTTGTACTTTGTTCTTCAGACGTAGCTTCAGCTTTAGCAGCTGCTGGAATGTTAGACTACACACCTGCTTTAAGTACAAACTTAAACGCTGATGATACTGGTAATACTTTTGCTGGTGTTTTAAACGGCAGAATGAAAGTTTACATAGATCCATATTCAACTGTTGACTTCGCATGTGTTGGTTACAGAGGTTCAAACCCGTATGACGCTGGTATATTCTACTGTCCATACGTTCCTTTAACTATGGTTAAAGCAGTTGGTGAGAATGACTTCCAACCTAGAATGGGATTCAAAACAAGGTACGGCATGATTGCTAACCCTTACGTAGCTATTGACGGAACTATCGGTGCAGATAGATCTAACCAATACTTCAGAATCTTCAGAATTGACGACATAATGAACTAAGG